CAAGCTCAAGGTATCCAGATGGGGCTTGGGCCGTCTCGCGGATTTCAGGCTTTTCGTCACCTTCCCATTCCAAAATAGTCTTGGCTGCTGTCGCGCTCGAGTTGGCCCAATCCTGTGGGTTGACGAGGGATCCGCGCTTCGAGATGAACCGCGCCCGCGGCTGAGTGGCCGCGTCGAAGATCGCATCGTTGCGCCAGAAGTTGTGCTCCTTCTGCTGCTGCTCGACGTGGTGGGTCAGCGGGAAAACCATCCGCACGCCGTCAACCATGATCGAAGGGGCGGACTCGAGCACGACGGGGATGTCTGGCCCGCGATACTCGTCGTCCTCCTCGAGGAAAGCGTTGTCGTCGAAGCAGTAGTAGACGATTTTCGTCCGGATCTTCGGGCGCATCGAAACAGTGCCACCTTCGATCTCTGGTTCGAGGATGTGCTCCTGCTCACGGACGTACAGCTCCCAGACGGTCACCTTCTCGTCGATCGCTTCCGCGGTGCCGAGGGGCCAACGGGTCTTGTAGTCGAACTCCGAGAGGATGCACCGGATTAGGCACCAGCGAGCGTCGGAATAGTCCGCACGCTGCGAGGTGGGGTCATAGAACACATCCTCGCCCAGGAGCGGGAGAACGCGAATCTGCCAGCGTCCGTCGTCCTTGTCCACGAGGTACCGCCAGGCGCCGAAGCCTCCGCGGACGGAAGACTCCAGTGCCGACAGATAGGTGGACTCGGCATCGCAGATGTTCTCGTCAGCCCGGAGCACGCCGGTCAGAACTTGCGCGTCCTGCTTGGCCTGGTAGCCCATCCCGACAGGCTTGATCGCGCCGCGAGGCGGGCTCTCCCGGATTGGATTGATGACCTGCAGGACCATCCCGTTGACGAATCCGAATTGCTTGACGGGGAGCTTCCCTTTGGTCCGAAGCTCAAGCGTCTCCTGGTCCCACTGCGTTCCGGGGGCGGCGTAGGAGAAGGCTTCGAGGCGTCGGCTCTCGTCGTGTGGGGCGTTCCAATGGCTTTCGGCTTGCTGTCGCCATGTCTTCGCTTTGGCGAACGTGACGACGGAGGAACCTTCCTCTTTCTCTTCGGTGAGCGTGTCGGCCGCTTCGTCTTCGTCCATGGGATGCCTCAGAATGGGTTTGCCGTCAATGCGGCCGTGTATTGGGAAATATGCGAACTCTGCGATTCCGAATAGACCTGGAATCGTTGCCCGAATTGCCGAAGGGCATCCGCGGCCTCGGAATTCTCATCGTGCCGAGGGTCATCGGACCAGCATCCGCGGTTTTCGTTCCAATCCTTGCGGTAGAGGTCCAGATGCCGAATTCCTGGGTCGCAGTGAGTCGCGTCCATCCATATCGTTGGGAATAGATCGCGGGTTTGTTGGATGCCCACGATGACGCGAGAAATTGCAGAGGACTCGACGGAGATGTTGGCGAGCCCAAGCTCCCGAAGCATCTCTTCGGGGGTTTTGTTGCTGTCCCGTCCTTGCCGGCGATGCTTGGCATCGTGCGGGAGGTAATGCTTTCCCCAGACGTATCCATGCCTCTGCATCTCCGCCACGAAATGCGAATACGGCTCGCCCCAGCTTTCATAGAAGCGGATGAATCGGTTCTCCCCGCGGACGTGCTGGTGGAACCAGATCGCCGTGCCGTCATGGGCGCCGATGTCCCAGAAGGTGTTCACGGGATAGCCTGGCAGGTACGGCACATTCCCGATCCGGCCATCCTTGCGAGCCTGGGCCATCTGCGCGGCGTAATAGACACCCTCGATCGACTGCTCGAAGGCCTCCTCTGGGAAGGATGGGTATTCCTGCTTCATGAGGAATGGATCGTTGGCGAACGAAGTCCGTCGCGTCGTGATATACCACGCCCGCTGGCCCGCGGTCAAGCGCTTGTCGAGTTTGGCCTCGAGGATCCCGAAATACTCCAGATCCTTATCGGTGATCGCCACCTGCAGGTCGAGCGAATACTCGGGGGAATCGTGCCAGGCGAAGAAGTGGAACCGGAAGTCCAGCGGGGTCAGCGTGCGCTTCTCGTCTCGGATGTGCTTGGCCTCCTCGCACATATCATAAAAGGCGCCCTCGCGCCCCTCAGCGGTCGATTCGATGCAGATGAACCCATTGGCCGGCACGGTAGGCAAAGAGCCTGTGAGGACTTCGCGGGCCTTCTCTGGGTATTTCGCGCAGATCTTCCCGAACTCCGAGACGTGGAGCCATTGGAGTGTGCCGGATCGCATGGATGTGGAGACGCGGATCGAGGAACCATTGGCCCATCGGATTTCCTGGGCACTATCTCCGACTGTTGGCCGGCCTTTGCGGACCCATTCCGGGAGGCGGTCCCATGCGAACTTGATCTTGTTCCGAAAGATATTCGACGCGGCCTCCTGATCTTGGGCAATCACGCCCGCTTGGATATTGTCATTGAATATGCACTGATCCAACATCATCAACTGATAAAGCGTCGAGAACCCTAATTGGCGGGCTTTAAGGATGATATTCCGCGACCACATTCGAGAAAGGAATTGCTCTTGTGCGACATTTGGAACGAATCGAACCTCTTTGGCGTCCTTATCCTTGATCCAATAGATATTCCGAATCCGCCATTCCGGATCGCGGGCTTGCGATTCCGTGATGATGGATTTAGGCTGCATCCCGAATCGCCGTCACCGTCCCATCATCCCACGTCGCCAGACGCCCCATCTCCGCGGAATGGATCGAGACGAGAGCCTTTGTCGGGTGGATCTGGCGGATGATGCCAAGGTCCGTCACAGGCTGGGTGCGGGCCTGCTGGATGCGGTTCCAGACCTCGAGGCCGATCTCTTCGTCGAGGGTCATGCTTTGGGCTCGAATCGTTGGCCACTGAGGCGCTGTAGGAGGGTATCGGCATCTGTGGTCGGCCCGTCCAGCTCGCGAACCCTGCGGACCCCTTCCATCGCGTCCTTGGCGGCGGAGATGTTGTCGCGCAGTTCCTTCGAGGAGAGGCCCCCGGCTTCCAGATTGGTCTTCGCTGCCTTGAGGCCGAGCCGGAATACCTCGTCAGCGGTCACCATGGCGTCTGTAGCCAGTGCAACGCCCTTGCCGACTGTTGCGGCTACCTGTGCGTCCAGTTCGGTATTCGGAAGCCCTGCGACGGCCCCGGCGACCAGAGCACGGGTAGTTGCGATCCCATCCTGCCCAATCCCTTTGAGGCGGCGCTTGAGGACCGGATAGGGAATGTTGTAGCGGGCGGCGATCTGGACCTTCGTCAGCACGCCAGCCCGCCAATCGCGGATCGCGCCTTCGAGGGCTTCGGTTGGGATTTCCATCTCTGGTCTGGCCACGGACGGAATATACGTCCATTCGTCCATTTGCGGACGTAACTGGACGAAACCTAGAGCAACTGCCACCATTTGCGGATGCTTTCGACCTTCCGGATCAAAGCGCATCGCCATGGGGACGGCGCAGGAATGATGGTCATAAGCATTGGTTTGCTGCCTCGGTAGACCTCAAACCATGCCCCATTGAATAGTCGCAGATCTCCACCCACCTGGACCACCATTGGTTTGCGTTCAACCTCTCGCGTTAGATCCTCAATGTCTGGGTCGATCATGCCTCCTCCCTTCCCTTCCAGTGCCCGCAGAAGTCATCGCCGCCCTTGTTGACTGGAATTGGATTCAGCTTGCATTCGCTGGAATGCGCTGGGAAAAAATACGGATAATCCTTTTCGCCGGAATGTCCAGACGGCTTAGGATGACTTGATTTCCGACGGTTCGCGTCATCGGCTTGGTGATACGTTACGATTTCTCGGGGCGGAAGTCAAGCGAAACATCCTTCCGCTTTTCCTGGATCCATCGCCGTACCGTGTCGTTCCGAGACTCCTTGCCCTGTCGCATCCGGTCGAATGCGTCACGTTCTGAAAGGGGCAGGCGGACTTTGAACTCCTGGGGCGGGTCTTCGGGGGATCCGATGGCGTGGCCGCGTCCTAGGCGCATCAGAGATTTTCCCAATCAACAGATCGGCTGAACCATCCGCACTCGTCAATGGTGCATGTCATCCGCAGAAACGGCGGGAGCTTTGGGTATGCAGCGCTCCGGCATTTCTTGATAATGACAGTCTTTTCCCCGCAATCTGGGCAAATAGCGAATGGGAATTGTCCAAAATCCTCCATGGTTCTGGCAGATTCCGCTATCGCATCGCGGATGAATTTGTCTGCAAGCGCGTGCTGTTTGCGTGTTGGCTTGATTCCGAGTTCTTTGTTTGTTGGGAGACTCATTATTTAACCCGAATCACTTTCCCGCCGATTTCATGCGCAAGGCAATCGGCGTTTGATTTGTATGTTTTATAGGCTTCTTTTTTGGAATTCGTCCATGAGCGATGGCTTATTATTCCATTGATGGATCCGAATCCAGCGAGATATTTCCCACGCTTTACGATGACGTACGTTATGGAGTCGCGCTCAATCAACGCGAATAAGCGCTCTCCTGGGGATCTCGTCTTCGCCTCTTGGTTCGTGTTGCTCATGTCCATAAATATATCCCGATTTCCCAGGAAGTCAAGAGGTTGGGGCGCATTTATTTTCGACCCACCTCCCGAACTTCGCCAGATCCACGACATCCCACGTCGCCAGGATACGCGGCCTCAGCTCCTCGATGCCCCGCATTTGCCCTGGGAGGGGGGTAGGAGGCGTCGGGGTGGTGGGTGCGCCGTTCATGTCGCCTTCCTCCCTCTCCAGGACGCCCAGGCCATCGGGATCGCCGCGCTGCCCTGATCCTCCTTGAGCCGGTCCATGATTCTGTCGCCAGCCGCCAACTTGATCGCGTCGAGCCCCAGGTTGGAAATCAGGATTGTTGGCAGAAGGCTGTTGTACCGTCCGCAGACGACCGCGTTGAGCATCGCCCGTTCATGGTCGCTTCCTAGGCCAGCGCCGACCTCGTCCACAACCAAGAGCCCACGCCCCATGAGCCGACCGATGATCCCCTTCTCCGTCGTGCCGTGGTCCTCGTCGTTGTAGCTCTCGCGGATCTCCTGGGCAATCTCTGCCGCCGTGATGTACTCTCCGGCGTGTCGGTTCTGGTCGATCCGGAAGCGGTGGTGCAGGGCGGCAATCGCAAGATGGGTCTTCCCGGTGCCAGGAGGCCCAAAAAGGAGAACCATTGCGGAGCTTTTGCGGTCCATCGCCATGCGCTCGATGGCATCTTTGGCGCGTTGGTGGTCTTTCGTGGGGGCCTCGAATTCCTTGAAGCCCTTCCCGATGTAGCGGGATTTCACGTTCCCTTCGCTTTTCGCGCGGCTCCAAGCGGAGGCGATCTCGAACTTCTCCTCGCGTGCCAGGAATTCCTTTCCTGGTTCGGTTGCGCAAAGCTCTTCGATCCTGGATTGTATGCGTGCAACTTTTTCGGGATTGTAGTCAAATTCCTTTTGACTTCGGCGAAGTTCTCGAATCTCAAACTCCGTCCATTCGTAGCTTCCTAACTCGAATCTGTTGGCTGGGTGGATTGGAAATTCTCCGATTTCAGCCATTGGCGTTCTCGGGGGGATTGTACTCGTCAAGTCCTGCGAAGTAATCTGTCTTGGCAAATCCATCGAATTGCACTCCTTTTTTTTGTTTTGGTTGATGTTTAGTCCAGGTGGATCGATCATCTTCCCATCCACCCCGGTTAAACCATGTCGATGGATGAGGGATGTATTGCCGGTCAGCTTCAGGCCATGTCGCTATCGCGCTGGCATAGGCTAAAACGGCCTCAAGTAGCGTTTCCGAAGCGGTAGTGGCCAACGCCCTGCGGATCGCCTTCAAAGCCTCTTCTTTTCCGACCTTGCGAGGGTAGGCCGCGTAGATCTCGGAAACAACCGTTTCGTTCGGTTTTGAGGGAGAGATCTTTCCTTTCCCTTCCATGTTCCCTTCCCTTCCCTTCCCTTCCCTTCCCCTTTCTTGCGTGGGGCACGCGTCATCCACGCGTGGGGCACGCGTCAAGATCGGCTCTATGATTGACTCTTCGGTCGGAACTGGCAAAATTGAGGGAGATTCGCGATTGTTGATGACTTGGTGCCGAGTGAAGCTCGGAATGACACCAAAATCACCCGTGGGGCACGCGTGGTGCTCAATGAATCCACGCGTGGTCAACGCGTCGAGCACGCGTGAAAAATCCAGGAGATCGTATGGGAGGATGCACGCACCGAGGCGGCGTGGCTCCCAGCGGAACCGGCCTTCTCGGTCGGCGGCACACCAAAGGCCGATAAACGCGACCCGAAGCGGAATTTTCTCCTCGCGCTCAGCATCGAAGATCCCATCATGGAGGAAGAATTCTGGTTTGATGGTGCGAATCCTCATCCAATCACCTCGATCGTCATTATTCGCCCGTCAGATAGGGTGAAATAGGATGTTTTCATACCCTGGGCAATCTCAAAAGCAATCGATCCGGAATTATCGCGAATGTCGCTACCGACAGCTAATGCATCAGTAAAGCAATTCGGGCAAAGTTTTATCTCTGATGATTCATCACCCCAAACACGTTGGAACAGTCGAATCTTCCTTACCTCTTTTTGGCAGCATTCGCATCGCTCCATTTGCCCTCTGTTGTTTGGTGTGTTCCCCGTCTTCCCGAGGTGCCAGCCGGTGTGCGGCGTCAATTGTGCGGGTCTCTCCCCGCTGGTCACCAAAGGACGGTTAACCTCGCGACCTGCCGTCCACCATGGTTTGGTCCCCCAAATCTACTTCCGCCCCGCGCTCCCCGCAACCCGCTTTGGATCCGGCCAGATCGTCACCGGCAGGCCCATCGCGGCCATGTGCTTCGCCGTCCGGTTGAACTCCTTCGTCCGGTGGCCCTTCGCATCCTCGATCACCTGGACGCCATCCCGCAGGTAGACGAAATCCGCCTTGTAGGTGCCGATCTGGACGCCCTGGACGAGGAGAGGGAACGTCACCCCGTGCCGTAGCCCGGAAATCTCCCCGACCCGCTCCAAGAGCCTCAGATTGTTCCACCGGCCAAGCTCCAGCCCGGAGTCGAACGTCTCGCCATCCTGGACGCGCTTCCGATTCCCCATCTTCGACCGCTTGCCCTCGCCCCGGATCTGGGCCAGGGCGGCCGCGATGTCTTCGGGGCTACTCGGCATCTTCCGTCCCGTTCCACAGATCACACCCGCCCCCGCTCCGTCCGCTGGCGACATGATGCACCTCGCTGAGATCGCGCAGGAAGTGCGGGCACTCCTCGCTCCGGACACAGTCCCAGTCGTGACAGGAAACGGCGGGAACGTCGTGCTCGGTGGGGGTCATGCGAAAAGGTCCATCTGGTCACGCTCCAGCTTGAGGCATCCTGGCGAAAACCAGATCCGTTCGCGGTCATCCGCCCCCTGGTAGCCGCCGCCCTTGTCCCACGTCTCAACAGTCCATCCCATCAGCTCCAGCTCGTTGTGCTCCCCGTCGTGCCCGCAGAAGGCAATCCGGAGCATCGGGTCGCCGCCGTTGGCCCTGCACCACGCCCGCACATCGCCAGAAACGCTGCTGGAGTCCTGGGCGTACACCGCGCCGGTCAGCGAGTAGGGCGGATCCAGGAGCACGGCAGCGGGTCCGTTGCGTGTCATTGTGCCGGGCGACATGATCCGCTCCCAATCCCCGCAGCACACGCGAGCCTCGCCCATACGCTCCTGGAGTTCGCGGAACCACTCCTGGAGCCATTCGAGCTTCCGGTTCACGCCCCTGCCACCGTCGCCGAGGTGCGGGAGCTTCCGGTTCACGCCCGTGCCACCGCCGAGGTGTGGGAGCTGGCGCTTCACGCCCCGGCCACCGTCGCCGAGGGTCAGCGCCGGAATTCCGTCCTCATCCTCCTCTGCGTGCCACGGGCCATCACCAGCGCACCAGCCGCCGCCAATCCATGAGCTCGCCCCCCAGATCCACCAGCCAGCAGCCTTCGCGTCGTAATAGTCTGGATCCGCCATAAGCCGCCCCGAAAGCGTCTTCGCGTTGTTCACCAGCCAAAGGTGTCGGGCATGGAGGTCGCACTCGTTGACAGGCCAGAATACGGCCTCCGCGACCTTTTCTGGATCCGCTTGCATGGAGCGCCACACGTTCGCGATGTCGCCAGATAGGTCGTTCACGGTAGCCCATCCGGTGAATTCCTTGGGCCGGTTGAGCCAGACGGCACCAGACCCGAAGAACGGTTCGATCCAGTTTCCCGCATCTGCGCCGAGGTGCGACCAGATGAGTTCAGCGGCTTTCGATTTGCCTCCAAAATAGGGGAAAGGGGCCTTCACCACGTCAAAACACCCGTCAGCCCGAAAGCGAATAACCAGTACAATCCGCGCCTCCAATTCCCATCTACAAAGTACGGTACGGCGGCGCAAAGGTCCAGCGCCATCAGGATCGTCGGGAACACCTGTGAGCGGGTCACTTCCGCACCCCGATGCTCTTCGCCTTCGCAATCCGGTTTGTCACGCTCTGCACGTCGTCCCCGGTGGCCGTCGCGAGCTGTCCCTGGAGAGTGCGGATCGTGCCGACCTTCTCCTCGGCGGTGCGGAGGGGGCAGTCTCGGTCCCAACACTTGATCTCTGGTGAGGGCTCTGTCGAGACGGTCACGGAATCGTCCGTTCCAGCGTCTCCTCGACCCGGAAAGCATACCCGCCCACGTCGCGCCAGTGGTCGTCGTAGTTCGCGTCTCCCATGATCCGAGCCACCTTGTGGAGGATCATCTCTAGCGCCTCTTGTTGGTGCGGACTCATCGCGGACCAGTGATTCAGGACGACGGTGTTCGTCCCGGCTTCCTGGAAGGACTCTTCCGCCTCACCACGGACCAGCCGCTTGAGAGCCTGGGAAATGTCCGCTTGGATCTTGAAGTCCCCGTGACGGCTCTTGCGCTGGTCCAGGAAGGTGGATGGTTTCTTGGTGCTCATTTTCTCTCCTTCACTTTGATTGTTTTCGCCTTCGCAATCCGGTTCGTCAGGCTCGCCACGTCGTCCCCGCTGGCCCTCGCGAGCTGTCCCTGGAGATCGCGGATCGTGCTGGCCTTCTCCTCGGCGGTGCGGAATGCGTCGGGGAGGTGCATGGTGTTTTTGGCTTGGAGGATGCGTGTGAAGGCCATCAGAGGGCCTCCATCTCATCTGCCCACTGCTTGGCGATCTCTGCCGCTCCGATGGCCTCCCGCCCTTTGTCTCCCCACTGGCCGAGGCCGCCGATGTAGTCCATCAAGACGCCGCATTCCCGCAGGTAGGATGCGGCCAGGCGGAGGCGCCCGGGGACCTCGCACGGCTGGAGAGGGAGGTCTCCGCTCATTGCGTCCCGAGCGCATCGTACGGCGTCCGCTTTTCCGTCGTAGCCGCCCCAATCCTCCCATTTATCCCAGGCGCTGGAATAGACAAGGAGGTGCCATCTTCCGTCAGACTCCTCGACCCGATATTGCCTTCTCATCCTCTTCCCTCGGCTTCCCGCGCTTCGAGGAATCGGATTATGTCCCCGACGGTGACGAAAGATTCCCAATCCTGGTAGGTGATGTAGCAGTTGAACCCATTTAGGATCTGCGACCAGACGACGCGCCCATTGGTCATCCCGAGAAGGTCCCGAATTCCAAGGCCGTCCAGCGTACTCATCTCGTTAACCGTCTCCGGAATCACGCAGAGCACGTCGGCCACGATTTCGCGGACGCGGGTGGAGATGGTGGTCACAGCGGATGCCTCTCAGTTCTGTGTTCGCGCGTCGGCATGACCACGCCAATCCAGCCCGCGCCACGGATGGGCATCTGTTTGACTGGCGAGCCCCCGTATCGGATCTGAATCGGCCCCGGGAGAGTTGAGATCTGGTGAAGGTGAAACGAGTCGATCCAGGAAGGCCCGAAGGCGACGGTTTCCGAAATCCGAGTCTTGCCGGTCGCCCCGCATTCCGCGCACCCACCTTCTCCGTCCTGTTCTCCACCAGTCGATCCTGTTCCGCCGCACTCCTCGCATTCGACAGTGTAGCTGTGTCGCTCGAAGCCACTCTTTCCGATCCACGAATGATCCAATTCGATCTCGCCTTCGCCTTCGCAGGATGGGCAAGTCTGCTGCTTGCCGGTGCCCGCGCAGTCGGGGCAATCGCCCTCGCGCATCGGAAGCGCGACCGGGAGGGCTTCCCATTCACTGGTCGCCGCGTTGAACGGCGCTTCGATGGCCTGCACCAGCTTTTCCACGAAGGTGGAGTCCCCGGAGTCCGGAAGATCCGTTTCCGCCCGGATCCCGATCTTCCCGTCGGTGGCCCACGCGAATCCACCCTTGATGATGACGTGGTTGATCGGCTCTCGGTATTTGCAACAGAACCTGGCAAGCATTTCGATATCCATCTCTCCTCGCTTTCTCCCTCTCGGGAATCCGCGCCGCCTCACCGAAGAGCCCCGGCATAATCCGTCCGGCGCGGTGCTCTCGCGAGCGTGCAATTCTCCCCGTACCATCCCAAGAATAGGGAGCCGGGGTGGGTGGCTCCCAATACGAAAAGTCCCCACCCGTTCAGGTCAGCCTTCGATTTCCTTCTGAGCCCAGACCGGCAGGTCGATTCGGCGAAACTTCACGCAATCCGTCAGGCCCAACGGCGACGCGATGGCGTCCCGGATTTCCTGCGCGCGCTCGACCACCTTGGCCCAACACGCAAGGAGCGCAGATTCGTCGATCTCCACCACCTCGATCCGAGGCTTCAGCGTCCCGGACTCCGCGAGGAGGAACGACACCCGTGGCGACTCGATCCCGGCATCCCGTGCGAGCCCGAAGAAAAGGCCGGCCTGGAACATGTACCGCGATCCCCAGAAGTGGCGGTCGAAGCTGCTGAAGCCCATCGGATTCAGGTACTTCAGGTCTGGGAAGTGGTTTCCGATCTGGATGTCCGGCCTCGTCTGGACCTGCTGCCCCGCGATGTCGCCTCGGATGGTCGTCTGGTAGCCGACCGTCTCGCCATCCGGAGTCATGGCGGCAATGGCCTCGCGAACCCGTGGCAGCGTGGCGTCGATCTCCGCCTTCGCAGATGCGGCCAGGATGTCGCGGCCCGCGTTCTCCGCCTTCCACGCCTTCCCTTCCTTCGTTCGCCCGTCCAGGCCATCCGGAGCGACCGCGAACCGGCCATCGAACGATGTGGGATCCGTCAGGAGCGCGTCGAGTGCGGACCCGGCGACCATGGCAGGAGTTCCGCCCCCCTGGTAGGCGCTCTCCAGGTACTTCGCGCTCCATGCCTCGTGCGACATGTCCGGCCAGTCAGCCAGCGCGGAGGAGCCCGGGAAGCCGATGACGGCGTACTCACTCCATGGGAGATTGTGGATCAATTGGGCGCTCATGGAGCCATTCCTTCGAGGCCAGCGACGGGCGCGGCCTTCGTGCGGCCAGCGGCCAGCTCGCGAGCCTTCTTCTGTTCGGGCGTCTCGGCAGGCGGTGCGGGCGGCTCCCCGTTCGGCCCCTTGCCCTTCGAGTCCATCACCTCGCGCCATGTCGTCTCACCTTCCTTGAGGGCGTTGAACAGGTCACGCAAGGTCTGTTGCTCCTTCGCCGTCAGGAGCTTGGCATCGTGCCCCAGGAAGACCTTGAGTTGTTCGACCGACACGCCCTGGCGACCGAAGGCGTCGAAGATCTGCTTTTTCGCCCGCTCCGGATCCTGGGCGTCCCGGTTGGCCCGCGTCGTCCAGCACTCCTCCATCACCTCGTCCAGGATGTCACCAGGGACCAATCGGAGGGAGAGCGTCCGATACGCCTTGGACACCAGCGCGTTGACCTTGTTGAGGATGTCGTCGTCGGATGCGCGAACCGTGTGGACCGGCTTCCCGTAGGAATTGATCCGGCTGGAGATCGCCTTCTCGCCATCCTTGAGGAACGACCGCTCGACCGTCTTCGCGACCGTCACGTCGGCGGGCCATGTCGTGTTGGATTCCAGGTCGGTGGCGGACACACGAATGATGCGCCGGTCGGCGTCGTCGAAGACAGTGATCGCCTCCACGATGCAATTGCCCATCGCACGCACGGCGGCCTCGGCCAAGCGGATCGACGGGCCGGTGGGCCACTTGGATTCGTCCTTCCCGATGGGCTTGCGGTAGATCGCCACATCCGCAAAGCCGGGGCGCTTGGCGTCCTTGATGAGCCGTTCACGCACTTGGTCCAGGTCACGGGGGCGGGCAAAGGCGACCGTGTACCGGGCCTCCACCAGCGTCTTCGCTTGTGCGGCCAGGACGGACGACGAGGTTTCGACCACAGCCATCGCCGACGGTTGGGTGGTTTCGAGGTCGTTCATGCGTCTTCCTTCATTTCGTCGATGGTGATCTCGATCGGAATCGAGAGCAGGCGTACGCGCTCCCCTATTTTGTAGTTCGCCCCGCTCATCGCTTCGCCCCCTTGGACAGGTCGGGACGACCAAGATCAGCGGGCGTGAGGCGCTTCCCCCTGGCGTTTTCCAGGTTGTGGGACAGGGCGTTGATCCGACCGGCGGGCGTCACTGCGCGTCCGTTGGCCCATCGGCCCACGGTGTCGGGATGGACGCCCAGGTCGATCCCCACGGCGACGTTAGTCCGTTTGGCGAGACGGTCGCGGGCCTCCTGGGACCACTCGACCGGGGAAATGGGTTGCAGTCGCGGCATGGTACTACCTCCGGGCCCCAACGCGGGGCGATAGAATAAGCATACGTCGGACCCGACGTTTTTGCAAGCGTATGAGCCGACAAAATTATTTTCATCGTGGCGAAAATAATCCTTGGTTTTGCGTATGTACCGACGTATGCTATAGGAATCGGGGCGAGCAACCCCGGCCCGCCCTGGTCGGCGGAAACCTCAAACAGGAGAGACATCATGAGCAACGCAATCAAAACCCCAGAAACCCTTTGCCTGAACATCGGCTGGGGCTCTGATTCCGGAGTTGGCGACCACTCGACCATCGTTTCCGGGGCCA